ATTAAACAACCTTCGACACATTTGCTTACCGGATCGCATTCAATGGATTTTGCAATAAGGGATTCCCTTAAAAGTAGAAATCTGATTTTATCCCCATGGTTTAGGAAAAACTGGGGGGATTTGTTTTCTTTAGCAAGTGATCAAAACGTCAAAAAGCATTATGCCAACAATAAAGGAGGATATCGATTAGCTATATCAACAACGGGAACAACGGGAGCACGAGGAGATATAATTATTTTTGATGATGCCATGAGTGTAACGCAAGCGGATTCAGAGGTTGAAAGATTGTCAGTCAATAGTTATATGCGCCAGACGCTTTTTAATCGTCAAAACATCATGAAGAAAACAAAAATAACAATTATAGGGCAACGATTACATCATGATGATTATCATTCTTTTTTCCTTTCTTTGCCTAATTGTTTCCATATCAATCTACCAATGGAATTCGAGTCCCATAATGCATTCAAAAGTGGTTTATTTAGCGATCCGAGAAAAGAAGATAAAGAGATTTTGTTCAAAATACCCAAATTCCAAGGAGCAAATTTAGCTATCTTGAAAGAAACAATGGGTATTCGTGGATGGAATACTCAGTATCAACAACACACTAGCGTTCCTGAGGGGGAAATTTTAAAAAGGACTTTTTGGGAATACTATGATTTCAAAAACATCCCAAGTGATTTAAAGATAGTTAGCGGATGGGATTTTGCTGCTAAGGCAGGGCAAAACAATGACTTCACCGTTGGGATTACGATAGGTAAACATTTAAAGAGCTATTATGTGCTAGGTTTGTATAGAAAGAAGGTTGAATTTCCACAGGCAAAAAGAGATTTTATAGCGGAATGTGAAAAATACAGCCCTAAACGCATTTATATTGAAGATGCGTCTAACGGAACGCCATTAATTAGCGAAATGCAGGCAACATCTTATAAACATAAAATAATGGCTACTCCAACTAAAGGGAAAAGCAAAGAAGACAGGGTTATTCCTATTACTCCAATTATTGAGGCAGGAAATGTTTTTTTGCCAAAGGATGCCCCATGGCTTGAAACATTTATAGAAGAATGTGCAAACTTTCCTAATGGTAAGCATGATGATATAGTTGATGCTTTAGCAATTGTTTTAAATAATGAGCGCAATAAAAATTTACCGCAAATCGGTATTCTAAATATATGAAAATATTCAATATTTTCTCATCTAAAGAAAGGCAGCAAAAAATAGTAAAACTAAAAAAAGAGAAAAAAAGCGGTTTTACATCAGATGATTTTTTGGGAATAGATAGTTCTTTTACGTATTTTGCTAATTCTCAAAATTATATTTTGCCCAAAATAATAGCGGTTAATTATTATACAAAATGTTCGCCGCTTTATAACGCCGTTGATATGATAGCGTCAGAAATAGCAAGCCTCACTCCTAAAATATGGGACAAAGACAAAGAAGAATGGGTTGAAGATCACCCACTTTTAGATTTGCTTGAAAAACCTAATGGTGATTTAACGTGGTGGGAATTTGTTTATACTTTAGTTTCTTTTTATATTATAACTGGTGATACATATATGCTTGCAACTGGTGCACCTATGCAGCCACCAAAAGAAATATTTACTTATCCGGCAACTGGTGTGGTTGTTTTGCCAGACAAAGATGGGTATGCTGGAAAGTTATTGACCACTTTGCATTATCAAACAGATACCTTTAATCGAGAAGAGGTTGATTTAAGATTTAGATATTTTAACTCCCAAAAAACAAATGAAATTTGGCATATAAAATACTTTAACCCCACGGTTATTCAGGGTAATTTGTATGGTATGTCTCCTTTAAATCCAATTTTTTACGAAATAAATCAACAACAAAGCGCTAATCAACACAATCTATCATTATTAGAGCGTGGAGCTAGAACGGGTGGCATCGTTACAATAGACCCCCCCATTGATGATGACGAATTTGTAAAATTGCAGCAACAAATAGACAAAATACATTCTGGATCAAAAAATGCTGGAAGAATTATGCTATTAAATGGTATGGGAACTTTTACGCCGGATTCAATTAATAATAAAGATATGGATTATATAGAATTGAAAAAAGAAGTTACAAATGCTATTTATAGAACATTGAAGATTCCATTGGCATTAGTTAATACTGAATCAATGACCTTGGACAATATGTCAAATTCGATTTTATTATTTTATGACAAAGCTGTTTTGCCGTTAGCAAATAGAATCTTTAGCGAATTAACTAACTTTTTAATTCCTCGTTATAAAGGAAGTGAAAATTATATTTTAACCTATGATGAAGGAGATTTGGGCGCACTAGAACCGCGAAGAAATAATCAATTGCAGGTTTTAAAAAACTTGGGGATTTTTACGGTTAATCAATTGCGTGCCTTTGTCGGAGCAGAACCTCTTGATGGAGGAAATGTTGTATATAGCTTATCTACCCAAATACCTGCCGCAACCGATCCAAATGATGAAAGCATTCAAGCCAATTATGAAGATTTGCCAGATTTGGATGATGTTGGTGGAAATGACGAAAAAATGGGCTCTAAAAAACCCAAAAACAACAGAGCCAAATTTACCGAAATATTGAAAGCTAAAGTTAATCCTGATGGTACTTTAATGTTTACTGATGAAGAAATAAACAAAATAGCTGATAAACATGGATTACAATAGCGATAAAAAAGACAAGCATAAGCAATCGGCTGAACTGTTGGCTTCCAAGTTAACTCTTGAAAATTCACTTGCCAAAAAGATTTCCAATCATTTTTCTCAAGTTAACAAACAAGTTAAAACTTCTTATGAAAACAATGGTAAATTACCTTCTTTTAGTAATCACAAAAAAACCGTCAAAGGTATTTTGAAAGATCACTATGAAGAAACCGCAGGACAAACATCAACAACCTTACGAGATAATTTTCAACCAGTTAAAAACAACAATAAAGTTCAAGCTTTAATTGATACACGCATAAACGCTAACGCTGACGATCGCAGCGATTTTTCATCAGATAGTATTGCACAAACAACTCAAGATAATTATAAAAGTTATATTAAAGAAGCCGTCGTAGCAGCAGCCGTATCAGGGGTAATCTTGTCCAAAGAAGATATTGCTGAAAGTATATCTGGCAAATTTGAAGAAACATCAGATAGTAGAATTTCCAGCATTGCAACTACCGAAACGAATATTGCCAGCAATGATGGGCAAGACCAAGAGATGACCGCACTAGGTGATACAGATGCGGAATTTGAAGATGGAACTACAATGTCTAATTATGAAGGAACAAAAACATGGGTTGCTATTTTGGACGATAGAACTCGTGATGCACATGCAGAAGCCGATGGGCAAGAAGTAGGAATGGATGAACCTTTTAGTGTAGGAGGAGAAAGTCTGATGTACCCTGGAGATGATAATTTAGATGCTAGCCCAGAGAACCTCATTAATTGCCGATGCGACATGGTTTTTTCTTTAGAAGAAAAATAGGGATTTGTTTTTATTTGGTTTTTTCCTGCTTAAATTTAGGACACCAACTTAACGATGTTTTTAAATCATCTTCGCATTTTTTTTATATTGACATATTTCACAGTATTCATTAGATTCCCCTATTTCTATGGTAAAAGTCCCGCAATCAATGAGATTTTTTTACCTTATTATTTATCTTTAAGTGTTTCAAACCATTTATCCGCATCTTCTTTTTTTATTAACCACTTACGATTTATTTTTCTTGCTTTCGGCGCTTTTCCTTCCGTACGCATTGCACGATAAGTTGTCCTGCTTATATGATAAGCCTCGCAAAATTCATCAATAGTAAAAACGCGTACTTCAATTTCGATTTTGGTCATATTTTGTTATTTCTTGAATAATTTTTTTATTTTAATCCACTCGTTAACGCTCGTCAATAATTCCTTTTGCCGAATAAAGCACGCTACTGCCCATCACAAGGAATTGAATAATAAAGAAAAAATAATTGATTTATTCTTTATAAGGGGATATTGTTTTTTTAATTATTCAAAAAATGTTCTTTATGCCAAACACTAATTTTCATACAGCCAGGATTACCGATCCCGACAAATATGAGAAAATTCGTCGCGTAAATGACAAATTTGGCGCAGGAATAGATGTAAATTTTGGAGTTTTAAAGAATGGGGATACTGAGGTTCAATCAATTTATTTTGATAAATCCAAATTTACAGCATCTCAAGCTAAGGAATGGTTAAAAGACAATAAATATAAACCCATAGAATTTGTGCCAGCTACAGAAAAATCAAAAGACCAAAATATGGAATACAAAGTTTTTCCATTTAGGATTATAGAAACAAAAGATGGGGGATTAATGCATAACCCTTATGGAACTATTAAAGGCTATGCTTCCACTTATGGGAACGTTGATAGGGCAAATGACCTCATTATGGAGGGGGCATTTAATGATTCATTAGAGGATTACAAGAACCAAAATAGGATGATTAAGGTTTACTATCAGCATAATACTCAAGAATTACCTATTGGTGGAATAACTCCAGACAATATTGGAAGTGATAAATCTGGATTGCCAGTCATTATAGACATAAATAAATCCGTTCAACGTGGGAATGAGGTTTATTCGTTAGCTAAACAAGGTGTTTTAAGTGACATGTCCATTGGATATACGGTTAATGCTTGTGATTATTCATCCGATGGAGTCCGGGTTTTGAAAAATATATCTTTATGGGAAGTCTCTATTGTTGGCGAACCAGCGAATCCAATGGCAAAAGTATCTGAAGTCAAATCATCAAATAAATATAAGTTTTACAATATAACAGATTTGAAAAATATTCTTACTAAAAAAGATTTAGAAGATGTCCTGAGGGAGTCAGGCGCATTTTCAAAAGAAGCCGCTACTTTCTTAGCTGCAAATTTTATTGAAAAAAAACGGGGAGAGCCTGTTTTCCAAGATAATAAGCGTATTTTAAATAATTTAAGCGAATTAAAAACCTTAATTCAGCAAATTTAATAACAATTAAGAGGTTAAAAATGTCAGAAAATTTAAATAAAAATGAAGATTCAGTACAGCATATTGTTACTGAATTACGCACTTTAGTGGAAACCAAATCGAAAGAAAGCGGAGAATATAAAGAAAAGCTAGAGAAACTATCTGTGGCTTTTGAGCAAGCTGAGTCAAAAAATTCAAACTTGGTTATTCAATTAAATTCTCAAAAAGAAAGCGGTGTTGAACTTTCAAAAAAAGTTAATGAATTGGAAACCAAATTTTATCGTCCTCAAAACCATAGTTCTATTTTAATTAAAACTGCTGCTGAGGAAGCTTTTGAACGTGCATTATATGTTCGTGAAAAATACGAGGCTATTCCTGAGCTTAAAGCAATGTCTACTGCTGCTCGCCAAGAATGTATAGAAAAGAAATATTTAAGAACTGATAACAACATCGATGGTGGATATTTGTGTCCTCCTGAATGGTCTAAAGAAATTGTCAAAAAGAAGATCGAATTAACGCCGATGCGTGCTTTATCAAAAGTTGTAACAATTAGCACTAAACTTTTTGAACAACCGGTTCGTAATACTTTGGTAGAAGCAAGTTATGAAGGAGAAGCGCAAGCAGTAACTCCGAACAATTCCGAATATGGAATTGTTAGGTTTGTTACCAATCGTTTAACCGCTCAAGTTCCCGTAACTTATGAAATGTTAAACGATGGTTATTATGATATAGCCGCTGAAATACAAGCTGATGTGGCTTTGCAATTCGCCAAAAAAGAAGGGTTCATGTTCTTGAAAGGTAGTGGAACTAATCAGCCTTTTGGTATCATGAATGATACTAACATTCCTACTCGTAATTCAACTCTTCCAGCAGACATTAGTTTTGATACAATAAAATTAATGACTGGTGATTTAAAATCTGGATATAACCCAACTTTTATCTTAAATCGTCGTACTGTGGCTTATCTTGCGACTCTTAAGAATTCAATTGGTGCTTATTTGTGGCAAGAAGGGTCAACTGGCGATGGTGTGCCTTCAACTTTAGCTGGATATCCTTATGTCCGTGCAATTGATATGG